ATTAAATTATTCATTGTGCAACATTTTGTGTGTCTTTGAAGACACTGATTAAGAATTGATTTCATTTAACTGATTAACTAACGAAACAAACAAAAGGTCAATTTTGCTTTGGATGTTTTGGTCTTCCATTGAACCGCTAACTTTCACACCGCTCTCGGTTAGTCTGATAGAGAAACCGCTTTCCCCATTGAGACCATCTTTCGCAATGCTGAATGTAGCAAAGGTTTTCTCTCTTGAAACTTCTGTCTCTTCCCCACTGATTTCTGCATTCGCAAACTTCAATAGACTTTCGATACTTCTGTTAGCAGCCTCGCCATTGTTCTCTGCTCTTGTGCATTCTCTCTTGAACTTGGTAACTACTCGAGCATTCTCAACTTGCAGTTTACCCGCTTTGTTCATCTTGTAACCGAAAGACTTTTGCCATCCGAATACCCTGTTGAAGAATACTTCTGTGTTACCCCATTCGATTCCGTTTTCCTCGAGAAGAGTCTTGGTCTCGCTTGACTTGAACCATTCTACTGATTGGTGGACTAACTTCGCCAACTTCAGTGATTTGTCGAACTTCGACTTCTTCGCATCAGCAACTTCGCTCTGTAGATTGAAGATTGACTGAAAGTTTACGTTTGTACGTACTTCGGCAGTCTGTAAAAAGTCTGCCTCGATTTGCATTAAATTACTCATAACTTGTTGATTTTAAATTAATTACGTTTAATTGAGGACTATTCCTCGTTCATTACTTTTGTAAATATAGTATAATTCAGCGATATACAAAACGTTTTCTTTCGTTTTTTTTCATTCAATGTCTAATTTTTGTTTTTCTCTTCTGTTACAGGCATTTACGTAGAATCTGTTCCTTGTGCTTTGTATGGTCTTAAAAATGTGGTCGAGGGGTTAAAGAGTATTTCTCTTTGTCTGTGTCTTTAAAGACACGTTACAGGGTAAGAGGGAAGGTTTACGGGGGAAGGTTAACAGGGGTAACAAAATCGTAGAACGGAAGAGGGGAAGAGGGGAAGAGGGAACCGCTACAGGGAACCAACAGGTAGCAGAAAAAAAGCCAAAAAAATCAGAACCGCAGATACAAAACGACAACCCCCCCCTGCAAAAAAAAACGGCTTTCGGTTTGGGGGTCGTGCACGTGGGGTGGGGGGGAGCCTAAATAATATAGCTATCTAAAAAAATTTATTACCTTTGTAACAGGTAACAACTAAAAAAAGAATTGCTATGGAGTATTATAAAGGAAGTCCTGCTGAACAAGGATATACAATCAAAGATGGTAGGCTAATCAATATGGCTCCATCTCCTGAAATGGGAATCACAAAATTGGCTGAGATGAGAAGGAATCTCAAGAGAGCCAAAAAGGTTAGAATGATAGCTGAAGGTAATGAACTTGCAAATGCTAACATTGACCTTTTTAAGAAACTATAAGTGTGTCTACGATTATAGTGTTTGATGTTTGATGAAGAAGAGGGACCTAAGTCCCTCTTTTTTTTGTACCCCTATCAGGACTCGAACCTGAAACCGATAGCTTAGAAGGCTATTGCTCTATCCAATTGAGCTATAGAGGTGTTAAGTTTTTTTTATATATGTTAAGTTTATGTTGACTTTATGTTGACTTTTATTAGATTAACTTATTGATTATCAATCAGTTAGAAAAAAATATGTTGAAATGTTAAGTTTGAAGCCTCCCATATGAAGTAAAGATATATAATAGGAGGAGAGTAGTAGTAGTATAGGGAATAGATTTCTTGTCATATTTATTTAGATTTATTTTTTATCTTTGCATATATAATCAAATTGAATACATTATGCAACAAGGATTCACTCCAAAAGAACTTCATTTCTCGGATGAAGGTCGTAACAAACTAATTAGTGGTATAAAAACAATTGCTCAAGCAGTTAAATCTACATTAGGACCACGAGGTAACACTGTACTTATTGAATCACCCGAACACCTTCACGGTATAACCGTAACTAAAGATGGTGTAACAGTAGCTAAATCTATTTCATTATTAGACCCTGTAGAAAACCTTGCGGTCCGTATGATGAAAGAAGCAGCAGATAGAACGGCATCCTCCGCAGGTGACGGAACTACTACTGCAATCGTGTTGGCTGAAGCAATGGTTGATGCAGGAACAGACCTCATCACAGAGGATACCAATAGAACAGAAGTCTTGCGACATTTAGTTAGTGAGACGAAATCAATTGGAAAGCAATTAAAAATTAAAGGCAAGAAGTTAGACGAAAAGAGACTTCGTGACGTTGCCATTATATCTGCGAATAACGACCCACAGGTCGGAGGTATCATAGCAGATGTATACGAAAGCGTTGGTAAAGATGGTGTAGTAACAGTTGAGAAAAGTAAAACCTCATCTACATATTACGAAACCACAAAAGGTATCAAAGTAAAAAGAGGATATGCTTCTACCCTATTTATCAATGACCAAAAAAGAGACGAGTGTGTCTTCGAAGACACTTATGTACTTGTATGTGACACCGAGATAAACAACATACTACAGATTGAGAATATTCTGAAACCAATTATATCAGAAGGCAAGAAACTACTAATGATTGCTCCCTGTTCTCAAAACGTAACAAATACCTTAGCAGCCAATGTAATGAAGAACGGTTTGAAGATTTGTACAATCAACCCACCGGACTTTGGTTACAGACAACACGAGTTGATGCAGGATATTGCGGTTAGTGTTGGTGCTACATACTTTAGCGAAAAGACAGGCGATGACTTGAGTTTGATTAAGTTCGAAGATTTGGGTCACTGTGCTAAGGTGATAGTTAGCCGTGACTCAACGGTCATCGTTAAAGATGAAAAAGAAAATACTGAGGAAGTGATGGAGCGAGTAGCTCAATTACAAGATGCTCATAAAAATACTAAGAAGAAAGAAGACAAGGAGTTTATCAATCAAAGGATAGCTTCATTGTCAGGTGGAATCGGAGTTGTATATGTTGGAGGAAACACAGACCTCGAACAAAAAGAACTGTACGATAGAGTAGATGATGCGGTCTGTGCAGTGCGTTCTGCACTTGAGGAAGGTATACTTCCCGGAGGTGGACTCACCTTGTACAACCTTCACAAAAGCTATACCGTTAAGGCAGCAGGTGAAAAAAATTCCGCAAAAAAAACTGCTTACGCAGTTTTGGCAGAAACTCTTAAGGCACCGCTATACCAAATCTTAGAGAATGCAGGAAAGGATGCTGATGAAATCTATAAAGATTGTAAGGGTGCATTGTATGGATACGATGTAAAAAACGAGAAGTACGGATACTTGATGACACTCGGAGTCATAGACCCTGTGAAAGTTACAAGACAAGCTCTGCAAAATGCAGTATCAGTAGCCGTTACTATATTATCAACCAATGCTATCGTGACTATGGCACGTAGCTATGAAACCCAATAATATGGATTATCCAATAGAAAGTCCTGTATTTGATGCGTTCAGACAAAAAGAAAAGAAAATCAAAGAAGCAATATCTTTGTTGAGAGAGAATGACTATGTTGTCTACAAACAAGGAGAATACAAAAAAGATGAGAAAGAGGAAACTAACATCAGGACTAATAAAACATTTAAGTAGAATATTCCCAAACGACCAAGAGCTTGGTGGGGAAGTAAGAAAAATTGTAAATGAGAGCAATAGGGAAAAACATAATCATCGAAAAGATTGATGAGGAGATTACCACTGAAAGTGGACTACTACTATCTAATGATGATGTGAAAGACTTTAGATATCAAAAAGGTAAAATAGTTTTATCAGGTTCTGATGTATCTGATTACCTAAAAAAAGATGATATCGTTTATTATGATACAAGACAATGTTATACTCTTGTAATCAATGGCGAATCCTGTACGATTATTCAGGAGAGAGATGTCGTTGTTGTCTTATAAAGCTATTCATATTTTCTATAGCTTCCCGATATCTTTTGTCGGTATAAGAAACATTCTTTAGAAACATTCGATTCTGAGATGGCGAAGTAGGTATTTCTTCCCCATTAAGTTTTTTATATATAGAGGTTATAACTCTTTTGGATTTGTATGATAACATATATAGTCCTTTTGTTTTTCCTTTTCGTTTTCTGAAAACCTCTATCCAACCATCCCGTAGCAGATTGTCAAACCTCTGCTCATCCCAAGACAGGATTCTATCAAACTCTAAGAATTTGTCTTTATCAAAGTACCCTTCTGTATTTAGAAACAAAAGTATGTCAAGGTCGGACTGTGTAAGTCCGTACTTTACTTTGATGTATTGACGTATTACTCGCCAATATTTGAGATAGTCAGAGCTCAAAATATAATAGATTAAAATTCTTAACTTTGTACAAAGATAAAAATTTATGGCAAGGAAGAGAAAAAAGAAAGGGAACAAGATTTGTCCGGCAGGGATTGCTTGGGCAAAAAGAACTTTCGACACCTATCCATCAGCCTATGCAAATATGGCTGCAAGTAAATATTGTAAAGACCCTAACTACGCAAAGGGTGCTAAAGGAAAAAAGTAATGGACGCAAAAAAATTAAGAGAGATTTCAAGTCAACTAAAAAAAGCATCTGCTATGCATAAAGCTCAGGCAGGTAAGATTGACCGTCTCATCAAATCAATGAAGAAAAAGAAATGAGCAAATTAGGCAAAGGCAAAAAAAGAAAATTTAAGTACGTTCAGAAACCTGTATACGAGGAAACAGAGTTTCCTATACAAGGCGGTAGATTCGATGGTCTAAATGAAGAGGAGTATAAAAAAGAAGTAGATAGACTTAGGAAGATGAGAGAGGAACGTGATAAAAAGAAAAAGAAATGAGTAAGCTAAGTAAAAAGCAACGCAAGATTGCAAGAGCCGCTATGCCTTTTGATAAAATCACAAAGGCAGACTTTGATGTATTAAAGAAACGTAAAAAGAAAAATAAATAGTTATGCCAACAGTTAGTTACAAGTGTGGAGACACAGGAAAAATGAAAAAAAGAACTTTCCCTTACAACGCAGTAGGTAAAGCTCAAGCAGTTGAGTTTGCCAAAACAATGGGAGGTTCAATCAAAAACAATCCGAATAGATATTCAAGCGGATATTAATGGGTGAGTTAAAAAAGTGGCGAGAGGAGAAGTGGGTCCGTATAGGACTTGATGGTTCTATTAAGGGTGCTTGTGGAACAAGCAAGAATAAAAAGAACCCGGACCGTTGTTTGCCTTTAGCTAAAGCTAAGTCAATGACTAAAGCTGAACGAGCAAGAACTGCTCGTAAAAAGAAACGTGCAGGTGCAAAAGGTAAAACAGTTGTAGCCAACACAAAAGCAGGTAGAGTAACAAAACGATTTACAAAAAGGTAATGGCTGATAAGAGTAAGATGAAATGTAATGTCGTTAGACCAAGCGACAGACCCGGCAAAAAGAGAATGGTAAAAGCCTGTGAAGGTGGTAAAGAAAAACTAATTCACTTTGGTGCAAAGGGTTACGGTCACAACTACTCTGCAGCAGCACGTAAATCTTTTAGAGCTCGACACAAATGTGGAACTGCTAAATCAAAACTAACTGCAAGGTATTGGGCTTGTAAGAATCTATGGGCAGGAAAGGGCGGTTCTAAGAAGTCAAGTCCGAAAAATAGAAAAGGAAAATATTAGTATCTTTGTAAAATATAAAAAAGTAAATTATGGCAATAATTCCAAATAGTCAACAGTTTCATACTCAAGCAGGAAGTGTAGATACCTCAAACAAAGGCTCGGCACAAGCCAACTCTCGTAGAAAGTCTTTCACAATGCAAGACATTATCGACACGGTTGGAGCTTCTTCAGGTGGAGGTTTGGCTTACAAGCAATATATCGTTAAGCTGCAAATGTCAGGTGATACGTTAACAGATGTTGATGAACTTCACAATGACACAGGTCTAAGTTTTTCTTGGGCATCAGCAGGTAATGGTAATAACCAAGCTATTGCTACAGTTACAGGAGGAGCATTGAGAGATGAGGCTAATGGAATTTATAGTTGGTGTCAAACAAGTCAAGAAGGAGTTGGAGCTACACTTGCTAATGGTGTAGAATTATTTGGAGCCACTGTATTATCGTTTGGTGGTACTAATCAGATTATTCTTACGGGAATTGACCTTGACCAATCAGTTGCATCTACACCTCAAGACATTTATGATTTTGACCAAGGATATGATGTGTATTTCATTTTTAACAGAATTACAATCTAAGGTTATGGCAAAGAAAGCGGATATAGAAATTAAAAAAGCCAACGAAGGAAAATTTACTGATTGGGCAAAAAAGAATATGCCGGGTAAATCAGTTTGTGCTGCAGCGTCAGCAGTAATGAGACGTAAAAATAAGTATAAACCCAATGTAGTCAAGATGGCAAATTTTGCTAAGAACTTTGGCTGCAGTAAAAACTAATGTTATGAAACAAGGTTACAACGACAGACTTGATGAGTCTATTGGAATGAAGCACAGAGGTGCTAAATCTCAATCTATGAAGAGTAGAAGAGACGAGTCAAAGGGAATGGCAAAAGCTATGACAGGTCACGCTTACAGTGGAGACCATCATATGGATAAGCACTACCCAAGTGATGTACACGGTCATTTAGGCAAACTCATTAAGAAGTAATGGGAAAGTTATTAGTTAAAGTCGGACTATGGATGCAAGGCATTTGGTGTAAGTTCCAATGCAAATGGAATTGGCTAATAAGCAAGTTATTATTTAACGTGGCATCTTGTCCAAATAAAATGTGTACTTGCAAATGAAGTTAAATGAAAAATCACGAGGCTTTGGTGACACTGTTGCTAAAGTAACACGATTGACAGGTATCAAGTCAGTAGTAGATACAGTCTCAAAAAAAGTAGGGAAAGACTGTGGCTGCGATAAGAGACGTGATTCCTTAAATAGATTAATTCCTTACAGAGATTAATTATGGCATATCAAAAATTACAAGGTAGAAGAGCTATTAACGTTTTCCCAAACGATGACGTTATTGTGCCATCTCCTTCAGATTTGGTTGCTTCGGGTACAAACGATGCGGTAGCTGCAGGTCTTTTAGAAGACTCAAACAGTGGAGATTTTAGAGGCAAAGTTATTCCCGGTGCTACAGTTTATAACACTACAACCAATTTAACTGCAACAGTTTTAAAGGTTCAAGAAACAGTGTTGACTTTATCTGAAGATATTTTTCTTGCAGACCCTAACGGCTATGCGGTATACAATACCAACAATAGTGAAGGTCCTGTACTATTCGTAGGAACGGGTGGTACACTTGCAATTAAAACAGTAGGTGGTGATTTAGTTCAGTTAACGAATTTAGCAAATGCTTCATTCATTCCAATAATGATAAGTTCTGTTCAGGATACAGGAACAACCTGTTCGGACATTATAGCACTTTGGTAAAATGGGAAGTATAATTGGCATAGGTAATGGAATCTTATTTACCATTAAACCGGGAGGTTCTTCACCTACACCAAACTTTCTTATAACAGAAACCGGATTTTTACCTGCACCTGATGACCAAATAGTCACAGAGACAGGAGTTGATATGATAGCAGAATAAAAAAATAAGATATGGCAACAAAGTTTTCACAGTTTAATCAGGTATTAACACCTTCATACAATCAAACCGAATTGGTAGGATTAGACAATGGAGCAAACTGTAGGGTGTTTACAGGTAGTAACCTTTTAAATACAATTGCAAATGCTGCTAACCAAACGGCAAATGATATGCTTTACATTAATGGTGGAGCAGTGGATTTCATTAATCCATCACAACATCCGAATGTACCTGTGAGAATTTCCTTGTATGCTGAATGGCTAAACTCAGGCGGTAACTCTTATTTTAATATTCCAAAAAGCTCACTTACTAACATACCTTATAACGATGAGCAAAGTAATGCCAACACCAATTCAGTAACAGGTGGCATTACAATGAACTATAACGGGGTACCCGGAAACAATGGTAATACATATTTCTCAATTGAAACAGAAGGTCAGTATAAGGTAGGTATTAACCTAAACTTTTTTGACCAAAGCTCTGCTAACTCAGGTATGTCTGTTTTCGCAGGTATATATACCCGTAATACAACTAACCTTATCAAGGGGATTGTGAATACTGTTGCAGGTAATCACAATAAAAATGATATGAACTACTTTGGACAAAACACATTTACTGCAGCGTCAGGAGATGAAATAGAAATCAAACTTGAGTTTATCGGTGGTAATGGTAATGACCCATTCCCTGCGACTACAGGTGGGATTGCTTGTTCAATATGTATAGAAAAAATTGACTAATGCAATACGACTTTAATACAACTTTAGATATAGAAAATATAAAAGTAATCTATGAAATTGTAAAAGATGACTCAGATAGACAAGGATACAACCTTCAAGTTAAGTATTAAAGACGCAGCAGGATTAGGATTTGTTTTGGTAAGCGTATTAAGTGTTTACTTCACACTAAAAGCAGACATAGCTTTGGCTATGGAAAAACCCGAGCCGGTTATCTCAGAGCAAGAATATCATTACAAAGACGAGATTGTCAGAAAAACCATTATGTTGACACAACAAGATGTTGACGCAATGAAAGAAGATGTCAAAGAAATCAAAGAAACATTAAAGACACTCGAGGCACGACTGTATGAAAGAAAACGATGAGAACTATAATCCTTTTAGTAACATTAATATTCGCAGCACTATTTGTGTCGCCAATGCCTATTAATGAACGCACTGAAAGTTTTGAGCTCACAGTCTTACAAATCAATGCAAAGTGGAATGAAAGCAATGCACTTGATATTAATAGATTAAAAAACTGTAATATCGAGTGGGCATATCTTGAAGAACAAAACAAAGACGTTCAAGATAAATTCCAAAAGATTCCCTTCATAGTTATTAAAAAAGGAAACGAACCAATTGCTTTTTGGGAAGGCAACATAATGTTCGAACCTACTGTAACTCTTCAAGAACTTCAAGCACACGTAAATAATCACTAATGGCTAAACTTCACACACCTACTTATATTTTTAAGACTAATAAAAAAAGACCCGGTGTACATTCTAAGAATGCATCAAAGGGTCAATCAGGTTACAAACAAAAATATAGAGGACAAGGCAGATGATACCATCAGAAATAAAAAAAATTATAATTCATTGTTCAGCTACCCGAGAAGGTGATGATTCAGTAAATGCTGAAGTAATAGACAAATGGCATAAGGCAAGAGGGTGGAATGGTTGCGGATATCATTTCGTTATTTTAATGGATGGCACTATAGAAACCGGAAGAAAGATAAATGTGCGTGGAGCTCATACGAAGGGGTTGAATAGTGAATCTTGGGGAATATGTTATATCGGAGGAGTAGAGAAAGATGGTAAGACTCCAAAAGATACTCGTACTGAAAAACAAAAAGACTCTTTAGCTTACTTGTTATATTTCTTGAAACTACTTGCACCTGAAGCTAAGATACACGGACATAGGGATTTTGCAAACAAAGCCTGTCCAAGTTTCGATGCTACTGAAGAGTACAAGGATGAAAATTGGAAAAAGCTATGAAGGAGATTCTTAAAAAAATATTCGGCATCGATAATGTTGCATCTAAGGTCGGAGACCTTGTTGATAGATTCGTTCAATCAAAAGACGAGAAAGCTCAGTTTGAAAAAGAACTTACTCAAATATTTATTGAAGCTGAAAAAGATATGCAACAAAACGTAACGGAGCGTTGGAAGTCTGATATGGGTTCTGATTCGTGGCTCTCAAAGAATGTAAGACCATTGGTTTTGTTGTTTCTTATTGTATCAACTATCGTAATGATATTTATAGATGCAGGTGCTATTAAATTTAATGTCCAAGAAAATTGGGTTGACCTACTTCAGATTGTTTTGATAACAGTGATTTCAGCATATTTTGGTGGCAGGTCGTTTGAAAAGATTAAAAAAAAATAATTCGTAACTTTGTCTAAATTAAAAATCTAAATAAAATGAAACTAAGTAAAGAAGAACTAAAGGAATTACAAGACCTCAACACTGAGTTTTCAAAAAAGAAAATGCAGATTGGAGAGATTGAAGTTCAAAAGAGTTTTATTATTTCTGAGATAAACCAAATTAAATTACAATTTGCTCAGAACGAAAAGAAACTGATTGAGAAATATGGAAAAGATTCTGTCATTAATTTACAGACAGGAGAAGTCCAACAAAAATAAAAACTGATGGGAAAAATATCTACCTATGCAATAGACTCCACACCTCAACTTAATGATAAAGTTATAGGTACGGATGTTAATGATAATAACATAACTAAGAACTATACCATAGGTGATATTATTAGTTTAGTACCACCCCCACCCCCTCAGGTACCTCCAACAATTACATCTACAAGGCTACTTTATGGAGATGCTAATAATGTGGGTGTAGATACAAACACGCTAACATACCACGTAGGTGGATTGGGTGCAGCAGCTACCGACACTACACAGATTAAAGGTAGCATATCAATGGATGCAACGGATGCAGAAACCGATACATCTTTAGTATTAGGAAAAGGCACAACACCATTAGCTTTGAGACCGGGACAATTCCCGAATGTTCTTGCAATTGGTATTGATGTAGCTCCCGGAGATATGACGGGTTCAGGCAGTGGTATAAGGGATTCACAACTGATTGGTACACGAATAGCTACAGACTTTGTAAGCAATAATAATGATTACATTCTTTACAGTACCCTTATAGGTGACGATATGCTTACTACTCAAACTGCAGTAGGCGGTAATGAAATGTCAGCCACCGTAGCTATTGGAGGTAGGTCGCTAAAATCAATTCAGTCAGCAGATGATGATGTGTTTGTAGGCTTTTGGGTTTTAGGAGACCAAAATAATTATGGTCCAAACTGTGCGACTGCACGTAACACTTTTGTTGGAAGTAGGATAGCATTTGCTCACACATCTGAAGAATTAGAAGACAACGTAATCTTAGGATATAGTGCTGCTTCACAGGCAGGTTCAGCAGGAGGTGTTCTTAACTTATTTGACAATGTTATTATCGGCTCAACTGCAGGTAGACAGATGGGTGGTGAACGAAATATTATTGCAGGTAGCCAAGCTGCTTATGAGGCTGAAGAGGTACAATCAAGTGTAATTTTAACACCTCAATCACAAAGCACAAGACCTGCTTATGCAACTGCATCAAATAGTGTTCTTATTGGTGCAAGTGTTGCAGAAGGTGCCGCAGTAAATGACCTTTTACAAGATGTTTATATTGGAAACTCTTCCGGTATAAATTTAGATGGTGGTGGACATACTTTAGTGGGTGCAGGAACTTTTGCAGGACCCGGTGCTACTGATGTAAACAATGCTACCGCTTTAGGGTTTGGTGCTTTTTGTAGTGCTACACAAGGTTTAGGACAGACTATTGACTATCCGATTGCCATTGGATACTTAGCTGCATCTCAAGCAGGTGTAGGAGGTGGGAACTATTCTAACTCTATCGCTATTGGTTCAAATGCCGCTTCCCAACTAAATGGAGAAAATAATATCTCCATTGGTAACAATGCTCACGGTGAACGTAGCGATTGGAAACGATGCACTATTTAATTTAGGCACAGGAACTAATAATACTGCAATCGGTAAATCTGCAGGTTCTGTACAAGTAGGGTTCGATAATACAACTGCATTAGGTCACAATTCTCAACCACAGGCATCTAACGAAGTAGTATTAGGTGATAATAATGTAACTACACTTAGATGTAATACACAAATTATCTCAGGTCTTTCTGATTTAAGAGACAAGAACAACGTGGAAGACTTACGTTTAGGATTAGATTTCATAGCTGATTTAAAACCTGTTAGTTGGGATTGGGAAAGACGAGATGGAACTATGAAGGGTAAAAAAGATTCAGGTTTCATTGCACAGTTTACAGACAACGCTCTTCAAGCACACAGTGCAGAAGATATCCTACCTTCATTGGTAAACAGAGATAACCCTGATGCTTGGCAAATGGGTAATGCAGCGTTGATTCCTGTATTGGTAAAAGCTATTCAAGAGTTGAAAGCAGAGCTTGACGCTTTGAAAAAATAAAATTTAATGAAATGGATATTAGAAAAATCTCCATTGGTCCTGATTATAAGTCGGGAGCAATGCACTACATTGTCGGTCAAGATGTCTTAAACGGACACTACAAGATTCACCTTATAAAATATTACGAAGAAACTGATTCTATAAAAATATGGATTGAAAGCGATGAGATGGAAGTTATGTTGTGGAAGGAGTTTACTTCTGCTATGCCTGTCTCAATCGAATACAATATAAATTTTTAATGAAATCATTATATCAGTTTATTGTAGAACCTAAAAACAATAGGCACCTCTGAAGAGGATGTATCTACATCCAATCGTCAAGCCACCGTTATCGAGACACCCTTAAATTATTGTGGACCTATAGAAAAGGGAGACACTTTATTAGTGCATCACAATGTTTTTAAGTTTTATAATGATATGAAAGGTAGACGTAGAAGTGGCAAAAGTTTTCTCAAAGAAAACATTTTCTTTTTAGACCCGGACCAATTCTTTGCTTACAAAAAGAATGACGAATGGCACGGGTATGATAGGTATTGTTTTGTCAAATCCATACCACCAACAGATAGCTATATATTCAAGCCTTTTACCAAAGAACCTTTGATGGGTGAGATGGTTATTGTAAACGATTATTTAAAAAGTAAAGGTGTTAAAAAAGGTGACACTGTGTGTTACAAACCTTTACAAGAATATGAGTTTAGAGTAGACGATGAAATACTATATAGAATGTATGACCATTCAATAACTTTAGTAGTATGAGTACAAAAGAAATCAAATTAAAAATTATTGAAGCAGGTCATCAGGCGGTAGAGCAACTAATAAAAGTTGCTAAAGAAAAAATTATTAAGCCTGACCCTGAAGATGATTTAGCTGCAGATAGATTAAAGAACGCAGCAGCTACCAAAAAACTTGCCATCTTTGATGCTTTTGAAATATTAAAAAGAGTTGAAGAAGAAAGAGAGTCTCTTGAAGAAGGAACGACTAATACTAAAATAGATACAAAACAAGGATTTGCAGAAAGAAGGTCTAAATAGAGAACTATATAAAGTGGTACAAGATGTTGTACCAACTAACGTAGTATCAAATAAAAACCGTAATAAGTCTTGGCTTTATGGTTATAACGATAAATACGATATAGTTGTTATTTCTAAAACCGGACAGATAGGTGATATTATTGAAGTATCAGGATTAAAGATTGCACTTCCGAAGACACCAAAAGAGTGTCTTCAAAGACACTCAGACAAAAAGCAACAGTATTGGGAAAGAACTGAACTTCCAAAACCACTGTCTAAGATTCAATCTATCTTTCAGTGGAATGAAATGCCTACTGATTTTAAAAGCAGATGGGTAGATTATATTGAACAAGAGTTTGATTATAGAGAGGAAGGGTGTTGGTTTATGAATAATGGAAAGCCAACATATATAACAGGAGCTCACTATATGTACCTGCAATGGACAAGTATTGATGTAGGATATCCTGATTATAGAGAAGCTAATAGAATCTTGTTTATTTTTTGGGAAGCGTGTAAAGCAGATAAAAGAAGTTTCGGAATGATTTATCTAAAGATAAGACGTTCCGGTTTTTCATTTATGTCCTCATCTGAATGTGTCAATACAGGAACACTTGCTAAAGATGCAAGGGTAGGCATTTTATCAAAGACAGGTTCTGATGCAAAGAAAATGTTTACAGATAAAGTCGTTCCTATTAACAGTAGACTTCCATTCTTTTTCAAACCGATTATGGATGGAATGGATAAACCAAAAACAGAATTAGCTTATCGAGTACCTGCATCTAAGATTACAAAAAAGAATATGTATGATATAGATGAAGAGGAAATCGAAGGGTTAGATACAACTATTGATTGGAAGAATACTGATGACAATAGTTATGATGGGGAAAAACTTTTGCTTTTAGTACACGATGAAAGCGGTAAGTGGTTGAAGCCAAATAATATTCTAAACAATTGGCGAGTTACAAAAACGTGTTTGCGTTTGGGTAGTAAGATTATCGGAAAATGTATGATGGGTTCAACATCAAATGCATTATCAAAAGGAGGAGATAATTTTAAGAAAATGTTTTATGACTCTGATGTAACTAATAGAAATGCCAATGGTCAAACTAAAAGCGGTTTGTATTCATTGTTTATTCCTATGGAGCATAATATGGAAGGCTTCATTGATAGATACGGAATGCCTGTTTTAAAAACTCCACCAACAGAGGTGTTAGGGATTGACAATGAAATGATATATCAAGGAGCTCTTGAGTATTGGGAAAACGAAGTTGACTCGTTAAAACACGACCCTGATGCATTGAATGAATATTATAGACAGTTTCCAAGAACTGAATCTCACGCTTTTAGAGATGAAAGCAGACAATCATTATTTAATCTAACTAAGATATACCAACAAATAGATTATAATGATTCAATGATTACAGAACAATATGTAACACGTGGTTCATTTAGTTGGAAGGATGGAGTAAAGGATACCAAAGTAGTTTTTAGTCCTGACAAACGAGGAAGGTTTTTAATTACTTGGGTTCCAAATTCAAACATTCAAAACAATATGCGAACAAAAGGAGGAATCAAATATCCGGGCAATGAACACATTGGTGCATTCGGATGTGACTCCTACGATATTAGCGGTACTGTAGGCGGTAAAGGGTCCAACGGGTCTTTACACGGATTAACAAAGTTTAGTATGGAAGAAGCTCCAAGTAATGAGTTCTTCTTAGAATATATTGCAAGACCACAAACTGCAGAGATATTCTTTGAAGATGTTCTTATGGCTTGTGTGTTTTATGGTATGCCAATACTAATAGAGAATAACAAACCAAGATTATTATACCATTTTAAGAATAGAGGATATAGAGGTTTTTGTATGAATAGACCTGATAAAGTATTCACCAAACTCTCAAAAACAGAAAGAGAATTAGGAGGAATACCAAACTCAAGTGAAGATGTAAAACAAGCTCACGCAGCAGCTATAGAATCCTATATTGAAAAACACGTAGGATTAATGACTGAAGAAGGAGATATGAACAATATGCCTTTCAACAGAACTTTAGAAGATTGGGCAAGGTTCGATATTTCTAACAGAACTAAGTTTGATGCATCTATTAGCTCAGGATTAGCAGTAATGGCTTGTCAAAAGCATCTATATCAGCCTGAAAGAAAAGAGTCAAGAATTATGATTAACTTTGCAAGGTATAGTAATGACGGCAAATTAAGTCAGATAATTAGATGAAAGACGTAAAAATAAATATTTCATCTGCAGGGTTTCCAAGTCAGTTCGTTTCCGATGCTGAAAAGGCTACGGATGAATATGGATTGATGATAGGTCAAGCCATTCAATATGAATGGTTTCGTAAAGATGGAAACGGTTGTAGATTTTATGACCAATGGCGAGAATTTCACAGGTTGAGATTGTACGCAAGAGGAGAACAATCAATCAGAAAATATAAAGATGAATTAGCAATTGACGGTGATTTGTCGTATCTGAATTTAGATTGGACACCCGTGCCTATCATTCCTAAGTTTGTAGATATTGTAGTAAACGGAATGGCGGACAGAATGTTCAAAGTCAAAGCCTACGCACAAGATGCAATGTCTCAAGCCAAGCGTTCTAAGTATCAAGATATGATAGAAGGACAAATGGTTTCTAAAGATATCTTAGAAATAGTTCAACAAAAAAGTGGATATGACCCATTTGTTATGCCGTCAGATGAACTCCCTGCAAATGACGAAGAGCTTTCACTATATATGCAGATTAACTACAAACCTGCAATCGAGATTGCTGAAGAAGAAGCAATCAATACTATACTTGATGAAAACCACTATTTAGATTTAAGAAAGAGATGTGATTATGACTTGACTACATTAGGAATCTCTGTTGCTAAACACGAGTTCTTAAAAGGCTCAGGTGTTGAGGTGTCCTATGTGGACCCTGCTAATGTGGTTTATAGCTATACTGAAGACCCATATTTCAAGGATTGTTTTTATTGGGGAGAAGTAAAGACAGTACCAATCATCGAACTCAAAAAGATAGACCCTTCACTTACAAATTCTGACTTAGAAGAGATATCTAAATATAGCCAATCTTGGTATGACTATTACAATGTAGCACAGTTTTATCAGAATGATGTGTTCTATAGAGACACGTGTACGTTAATGTATTTTAATTATAAGACCACTAAGAAGATGGTCTATAAGAAAAAAGTAACGGCTACGGGTGGTAATAAGGTAATCGAAAAAGATGACCAATTTAATCCACCTGTAGAAATTATGGAGGAAGGTAACTTTGAAAAGTTTGAAAAGACTATTGACGTATGGTATGATGGAGTAATGGTTATGGGTACTAATATTCTATTGAAGTGGGAACTTGCAAAGAATATGGTAAGACCAAAATCAACAAGTCAACACGCACTTCCTAATTATGTAGCTTGTGCACCAAGAATGTACAAAGGAGTATTAGAATCACTTGTAAGAAGAATGATTCCTTTTGCAGACTTGATTCAAATGACTCACTTGAAACTACAACAAGTTATTTCAAGAGTAGTTCCTGATGGTGTATATATTGATGCTGATGGATTAAATGAAGTAGACTTAGGAACAGGTAATGCTTACAATCCTGAAGATGCATTGAGGTTATACTTCCAAACAGGTTCTGTTATTGGTAGGTCTTATACTCAAGAAGGAGATTACAATCAGGGTAAAGTACCAATCAAAGAACTACAGTCATCATCAGGTGCATCTAAAACACAGATGTTGATTCAGAACTACAATCATTATTTGAATATGATTAGACAGGTAACAGGATTAAATGAAGCAAGAGATGCTTCTTTACCTGACCCTGATTCATTAGTTGGTCTACAAAAACTTGCTGCTCTAAACTCTAATGTAGCTACACGTCACATCCTTGATGGTAGTTTGTATTTGTTTAGAACTATTTCTGAAGCTCTTACCTATAGAATCGCAGACATATTAGAATATGCAGACTTCAAAGATGATTTTGCTAATAAGATTGGAAAGTATAACGTAAGTATTCTTAATGAAATATCTGACTTATACATTTACGACTTTGGTATTTTTATTGAAGTAGCACCGGATGAAGAAGAAAAAGCTAAACTCGAACAGAATATTCAAATGGCTTTATCTAAACAAGATATTAATCTTGAAGACGCTATTGATATTAGAGAACTTAAAAATTTAAAACTTGCAAATCAATTGCTTAAAATGAAACGTAAGCAAAAGCAAGACAGAGAAGAAGAAATGAAAATGCAGCAACAGGCAATGACTGCACAACAACAACTGAAGTCTCAACAAATGGCAGCACAACTTGCAATGCAAAAACACCAACAAGAGATGCAAGGTAAGATGCAGTTGAAACAAGCAGAGATAGCATTTGAAATCGAAAAGATGAATAATGAAGCTAAACTCAAGTCTCAGCTTATGGCTGAAGAGTTTAACTATAATCAGCAACTTAGGGATATTTCTGAGAGAGCACTACAAAGTAGAGAAACTCAGAGAGAAGAAGCTAAATCTAAAAGAATAGATAAGCAAAATACTCAACAGTCCGAGGACAGTTTAGATGGCTTTGATTTAGCCGAGTTTTCCCCAAGATAACTGAATAAAATGAACGAAAATTTATTATTAACTTTGTACAAAATTAAATCAAATGGAAATTAAAGTAAGAGCCGTTGAGGGTGTCGAAGAGAAATCCTCACAACAAATTGAACAAGAACTGCTTGATAAAGCAGAAGAAAAGAATAACCAAACTGAAGAGACTGCACAAGCGGAAGCTCCTGCAGAAACTGAAGTTAAAGAAGAAGAAACTCAATCCTCAGAGTTAAAAGAGGAAGACGTTCTTTCATTTATTAAAAATAGATATGAGAAAGATTTCACATCGGTAGACCAAATCTTTGATACTAAAGATAGTAACGAGGATTTACCTGAAGATGTGAAAGCGTATTTCGAGTATAAAAAAACTACCGGTAGGGGAATGGATGATTATGTAAAACTTAATCGAGATTTTTCTACTATGGAGGATGACCAACTACTATCTGAGTATCTTATATCTTCAGGTGAAGCTACAGACGCAGAAGATGTAGATGTCCTTATGGATGACTACAGATATGACGAAGAGCTTGACGAAGAGAAAGATATTAAGAAAATAAAGTTGGCAAAGAAAAAAGCTATTGCTAAAGCAAAGAAGTTTTTTACGGAGCAGAAAGAAATGTATAAGCAACCGGTTGAGTCAAGCGGTACTGCTATTTCTCCTCAGCAACAAGAAGAACTTGATGAGTATAGGCAATACTTAGCTTCGGCTAAAAGTAACCAAGAGGAGCTAAAAAGGAAAAGGGATTGGTTTTTAAAAAAGACCAACGAAGTATTCACGGATTTCAAAGGTTTTGATTTCAAGATAGGTGATACTACTTTGACTTTTAATCCGGGTGATACTGAAAGCATTAAGAAGAACAATCTTGATGTCAACAATCTAATGAATAAATATGTTGACGAGAGTACCGGTTCTATTAGTGATTTTAGTGGATATCACAGGGCATTAGCCATCGCAATGAATCCTGACAAGTTTGCCTCGTTTTTTTATGAGCAAGGCAAAGCGGATGCAACTGAAGATGTAACACGTAAGATGAAAAATGTTGATATGTCGGAACGTAAAACACCGCAGGTTGCAAGTAGGAAGGATGGATTGCAAATTAGGTCTATATCGCAACCAAGCAGTAGAGGCTTAACGATTAAAAGTAGAAAAAAGTAAAACTTAAAAATTAGAAATTATGGCAGGTAATTTTACAGGGAATGGTTTTGACCTTCAGCCATCAGCACAACAAGTGCCGTTGGCAACAAACTACATCCAAAATTTCGACTTCTTGAATCAGTATCTTCCTGATACTTACGAAAAAGAATTTGAAAGATATGGAAACAGAACGATTAGTTCGTTCTTAAGATTAGTAGGAGCAGAGCTTCCTTCTAATTCAGATTTAGTAAAATGGGCAGAGCAAGGTAGACTTCACGTGAAGTATACTCAGGTTGGTTCAGCAGGTGCACAAGGTGACGATGCAGTAACTTTCCAAATCAATGACCCGGCTGCTCCGGCAGGAGTTGTATCTACAGGACAGGTTCCATTCTCAGCACAAGGCGGTATCGCACTTAGAGAAGGACAGACTGTAGTTGTAATTCAGAATGACGGTTCAGGAGAAAACAAAGGTATCGTTACTGACGTAGACCTAACTGTTTCTCCTATTCAAGCTACTATCGCTTTCTATGAAGCAGGTGGTCTTGTAACTGCAGGTACAGGTGTTGGTAACTCTGACGTTACTATCTTTATTTATGGTTCTGAGTTTAAAAAAGGAACTGTAGGAATGGAAGGCTCTCTTGAGTCTGACGACTACATCTTTGAGAACTCACCAATTATTATCAAAGACAAATATGCAGTATCAGGTTCTGATATGGCTCAAATCGGTTGGGTAGAAGTAACAACTGAG